CGTACACCGGGGCCAGGTACGGTTCCCCGGCCGGGATGACCGGGTTCGCGGCTTGCGCCTTCCAGTTGTTGCGGGTGTTCAACCCGCCACGCGGATCAACCTCCAAGTTGAGGAGTTCCGGTAGCTCGTTCTCCTGCAACTGGTATGACTCGGGCCGCAGGTTGACGCCACCAGTGAAGTCGGTGAGGTTCAACGGCTTCAACCGGTTCGGCATTACGGGGTGCCACCGATGATCTCGTGGTCCTCCCCAGCGCCACCGCCGCCACCAGGAGGCGCAAGCACGAGGCGCCCGGAAAGGTCGTCGGGGATGCGCGGATAATGGGTGTAGGCAAACTGTCGGGGTGTCGCGGGGGCGGCCCGCATGATGGCGTCACGGGCCTGCCCGGATGCCTCTTTGAACCGGTTCAGGTAGGTGATCTCAAGGACTTCGTCTTCTTGTTGGGCGTAACCCAACGAGCAGGCGTACCAGCAGATCGGGATGTGCAACCGGCGATCACAGTCGCAGTTGCTCGACGCCCCGGCGGTGAGCCAGGCGTCGCCTTGGCGGTACCCGTACGCGGTGACGGTCGATGCCGTCCCGGTCGGGGGTGAGATCACGAGGGTCCGGTTGTAGCTCGACCAGAACCCAGGGGTGCCGTTCGGGGTGAGCCCCAACGGGAACGACATGACCGACAGACGAGGCGACAACGGCCGCAGCAGACGCCCGTTGCTGCCGAGAAGCATTTCAAGGAACCGGCTGTCGACCGGCATCTGTGCCCGTCCATCAGCAGGGACATCGATGATCCATCGATGCTCGAAGAACGGCCATCGCTGCTCCAGGTTCAGGACCCGGTCGTAGCCCTCCTGGATGTAGGCGTCGAGAAGGGTGTCGGGGAGATCGGTGTCGTCGAGGTCAAGCTGCGTCCGGACCAGGTCCCTCATCTCCTGAAGGTTCATCTGACACCCCCCTGCTCTTCTCGGCGGTCCAGAAGGGGCTGATCAGAATCCCGGCGTGTGACGGGCAGTAGTCGGAGTCCTTGATCCGCCACCCGTTACAGGTGTCGTCGTTGGCCCGACATTTCTTCTCCCGAGCAATCGCGAGGGTGATGGCCGGATCAATCCACGGCACCCCGAACGGGGAAGGGCTCACGTCGCCGTGAGCAGCCTGGATGGATGTGTCGCCCTTCGGTTCCCCATACGCCGAGTAGGCGAGCTGGGTCCCGGTCAGAGGATCTGTCACACAAGAACCCGAATCTGTCCGCCCCAGGGAGGGCGATCTCCAGGACAGACAGATCCGGGCGTGTGGTTACACCGCTGCGGTCAGCTTGAAATGCCTGGCCCGGTTGCGGACCGTCAGGTTGCCGTAGGTGGTGATGATCGAATACCGGGCATCGACCGTGTTGGCGGTACCCCCGGCAGCAGTGGACAGGCCGTCGGAGAACGGGGACTGCTTGAACCACCGGTCGGTGTGGCCGACCAGCGAGATGTACTTCGAGTTGAGCCCGTACACGACCCCGGCCGCGATGTCACGATCCCAGTAGCAGGGGCATTGCTTGTACATCAGGTTCGAGAACCCGGCGTTGGCCGACTTGGTGTCCTGGTAACGGACGTTCGGGGTGAGCGACGCCTCGTAGAACTCGTAGGCGTTCTGGGCGAAGAACATGCCGTCCACCATGTCGTTGCCGTCGGAGACGGTGTTGAACGCGGTGGCGTACTTGCCGCTGATGTTCTGCGCCGTGTTACCGGTGAGGGCAGTGACAGTGGAACGCCAGTACGCCCCGGACGCCGCGGTCGAATCGATCCCGCCGACCGTGCCTGAGCTGGTGATGAGGGCGTTGAGCCCAAGGAAATCCTTCCCCGAGTTCCCGTTGCCGTCGCCGTACAGCATCCGGTTCAGGTTGGCCTTCATCGTCTCCTCGGCCTGCATCACCTTCGCTTCGAGAAGGTTGATGACGGCTTCCTCGCCGTTGTTCTGGGCCTCTTCGAGCCCGGAGATGGCGATCGTGGCGAACAGCTGCCGCCACGGGTACTCGGCTGCGGTCAGGCCTTCCTGCGGCACGATCGAGATGGAGTCCCATTCGCCGTACGACCCGGTCTGGCCTTCGGCGTAGATGAGGGGCTCCACGATCTTGATGCCACCGGAAAGCTTGCGCACCCGGTTCTTCTCGGTGAGCCACCACAGCAGCACACGGGACTTGAAGACGTTGTCGGTCAACGTCTTGCGGTAGTTGTTGAGTGTGGTCGACAGCAGGCTGTCGAAGTTCGGGTTGGGCATGAGCAATCCTCAGAACAGGGAGGCGTTCATCCGCCGTGCTCGTGCACGGCGGCGTAGTACGCCTCCGCGATGGTGGGCGAACGTCCAGATTCGGGCTCCGCGATCGCTCCGTTGACACTTGACCCGCCATGCATCGTCAACGCCTCCTTGGCGGAGGTCCGGGCTTGCTCTTCGGCTTGCACGCTGGCTTGAGCCTGTTGACGAGCCCACAGTTTGTCGAACATCAGCTCCTTGTGGATCGCTTCGAGATCCATCCGGTTCTGAGCTGCTGCCTGACTGACGACGGCGTTCGAGTCGAAATCATCGCCGTAACGCTGTTGGAGCACCCGGAGAGCCACCCGTAGTTCCTGATCGGCACGTTGCTGTTCGAGCTGAGCGAACCGTTGGTCGTATTCCTTGAGGCGGGCCTCAACAGGATCGTCCAACCACGACTCGTCTTCAGCAGCAGGCTGAGCTGGGGTGTCGGTGACACCGTATTGCTCTTGGAGAATCCGCAGTGTTTGGGCCGGGTTGTTCTCCAACGCCTGCTGCAACGTGAGCGCGAACTGTGCTTCACGTTGCTGTTCAGCCAGGGATTGCGTCTTGCGGGTGTAGTCCTGCGTTCGGCTGTAACCCTGAAGTGCTTCTGATAACGGAACGTCGACATCTTCGCCATCGACCTTGATGCGCACATGGTGTGAGCCGTACTGGTCGGTGTCGAGGTAGTCGCGGGGTGCTTCCGGGGTTGCTTCGCCTCCACCTTCCCCACCTGGAGCCCCAGCCCCCGGCGGGGGGGCGGAAGTGGTGGGAGTGTTTGGTTCTGCGGATGATGTGTCTGACATCGGTGCCGAGTCCTTCCCTTCGGGACGTGGTTGCTCTGCACCAGTCAGATGATCTGTCCGGTCACATGCCGGGCGGTGGCATTCCTCCGCCGCTTTGCTCTTGGAGCATGGCGAGTTGCTGCATCACTTCGGGCGGCAACTTGCCTTCCTGGACGAGCTTGGCAACGACCTGCGGCGGGATCTGCATGAGCTGTTCCAACACTTCGGGGGGAATGCCCGCACCCGGGGTGCCGGGCGGGACACCTCCGGGTGGAGCACCACCGCCGGGCGGCAGCCCCGCGGGCAGCTGGGGCGGTCCGCCCGGTGGCGGCGCACCCGGTGGAGGTGGGCCGCCCGGCGGCATCTCGCCTTCCGGCCCAGGCGGTGCTTCGCCTCCGGGGCCGGGAGGCGCTTGTTGAGCCATGAACTGGCCGGGGTCCTTCACCCCGAACCCGAACTGCAACACGTGTTGAGCAACCCGGCCACCGTCAACCAGCCCGGCCGACGCGAACGGGGCCATCGCGTCCACCATCTGCATCGCTGCTTGGCGGCGGAACGTTTCGTTCTGCGGCTGGGTTGATCCGGCTTCGACTTCGAAATCGAAATCACCTTGGATGTAATCCCGGTCGTAGGTAAGCCATACCGGCATCGCGTTCCGCCCGGCGATCCGCACCACCTGCTCACCGGTCATGTATTGCTGCATCAGTTGGATGATCCGGGAGCCGAGCACCGACAGGAACGTTTCGACCTTCGCCAACTTGTCGGCGGCGCGGGACTGCTGCGCATCTTGAAGCATTGCTGCTTCGGTCGCGGTACGACGGACATCGGGCATCTGGCCGCGCATGTAGTCGCTCACACCCGACACCTTGTCGATGTCATCTTCGATGACTTGGGACATCTGGTAGAAGTCGGGGGCGATCCCGATGGATGGCATCGGGATGATGACCCGGTTCAAGTCTTCGCCACCGTTGACGGGGACCATCGTGTTGTCTTCGTCGGATTCGAGCTGGGAGAGGCCGATCTCGTCGAACGCCGATTCGAGGTACAAGTATTTGCGGGCGTTGCGTTTGCGGTGGTTGATTTGCTGGGACCGGGTTTCGTTCAGCTCAAGCTGCAACGTTTCGATCGATTCGAGTTCTCCCATCGGGTAGAACTCGTCGGGCACGTTGTAGTTGGCGATCATCAGGAACGGATGCCCGAACGCATACGGCATCGGTTCCGGGTTGATCAGGAACCCGTCGGTGGAACGGTCAGCGAACACGGCGTAGGTCTGCCTACGTAGGTCATACCATTCGATGACGTCGACGAAGCCAGTGTTGCGAACCCCGGTGCGGGCCTCAGCGGGCGGGTTGTCGTCCTCATCCCACCGGGATGTGGTCGTCGGTTGGACGTTGTTGCGGATGGTGCGGTTCTTGTAGCGGGCGTCCACACGTACGTCGGCGACGGGGCGGCGGATGCGTTGACAGATCCACGAGATGTCATCCATCGTGCGGCCGTCACAATCGACGAACATGTCTCGGGGTGACACCCGCTCGGCGTACGGCCGGTCCTCTTTCACCGAGTTGTTCTCCGACTCGATGTTGCCCGGCTTGTCCTCACGGTCATCGACACCTTCGTCGTCGATGTTGTACGGGTCGTCGTTCGAATCGGTTGGCGTCTTCGCTTTCGGTGTCTTGACGAACTTGTACCCGACCTTCATCCAGCCATGTCCGAACGTGAGCCAGTCATCGACTGCGAGACGGAACTGGAGCTGGTAGTGGTGTGTGCGCCAGATGTAGTTGAGGACTTCTTCGGCGATGATCGCTTTCGGGGCGTCGTCGGGGCGGCGGGCCATCACCGTGAACTTCGGGTTGTTCACCGCGACCGACGGGGCGATGACGTTCTTGGTGGCGAACGCCATGTTGATGATGAGCCGATCCGCGTTGGAGGAGGCGGCCACATGCCGCCCCCGGTACAGATCCTTCATCCGTGCCCACAGGTCGTCGAGGCCTTCGTTCTCCCGCCAGCGTTGGGAGCGGCGCAGCTCAGACGTGTACCGGGTCAGGGTGTCGGTCAGTTTCGGTGGGGCCATCAACGGACCCGTTCGACGGTGTCGGATCGGGGGTCCCCGACGTGCTCGTTGAGGAACTCGCGTTCAGTGGTGTGGAAACCTTCCCTGCCATAGAAGGCTCCACCAACGAAAGCAAACCCGATGCCACGCACATGGCATCGGAAACACTCGCCATCGTCCCGGATCGGTACCTCGCTGCGTCCACATCGGCTGCATCCCTTCACACAGGGAGGACGATCTGTCCGTTACTGCCGCACCTTGGTCCGTAGATGGAACTGGCCGATCGGGGTGCGGGCCTGCTTCTCCGGTGGGTACATCTTGCGTTCGAGCCAACCGAACGTGCCTGGCCCCGGTTTCTGATCGACCCGGTACTCGGGCATCCAGGCGTGCTTCAACATCTGCACGGTGATCGACAGGGCCATCGTGCGGTCGTCGAACGGTGAGCCGTGCATCCGTCCGTTGCCTTCCCGGACGAACGTCTTCAGCTCGGCGAGGGTTTGGGCGTCGGGGATGGTGATGGTGCGTTCCCGGATCTCTTTGCCCAGCTCGTCGATGGCAAGCGCCTTGGAGACGACGGTGGTGCGCCAGCCGAGCAGTTCGGTTTTCGGTTCGAACCGTTGGGCGTGACGGAACTGGCGGTACAGGTTGCGGTACCCGGCCCCCTGGAGGGCCTTCAAGGTTGTCAAACCGTGGTTGTTGGATTCGACCCCGACGAGGGCGGTGTTGTACCAGGCGCCGAGTTCACCGAGGACTTCGGAACCGAAGAGGTCGGGGTCGATGCGGGCGTGGTACATGGCGCACATCTCGTTGGTGTGGGCGTTGAGGACGTAGCACACCGAGTAGTCGCCATGTTCGAGGCCTTCCGCGACGTCGGCCCCGATGACGTACACCGTCTTCTCGGCGGGGAACTGCCAGATGGCGAGCGGGCCACCGTCCGGCACGAACTCGCGTGGCCGATCCGATGGCTTCCACACGTATCCCCGTGCCCGGGGTTCGACCGGGTCGTAGGACCGCAACGCCTCCACATCGAAGACAGGGTTGCCGGATCGGAGAAATGCTTCTTCCGGGTTGTCGGGGTATTCCTGGGCGAGCTGCCAGGGGACGAGTTCGGCTTTCTTGGCGTCGTACCATTCTTGGGTGCGGCCCCCCGCTGACCACGGGAAGAACAGGTTGACGTACCGGTTCGTTTTCGTTTCGGCCCCGACCCACAGGGTGTGGAGGAGGTTGCCTTCGCCGTTTGCGGTCCCGAGCATGATGATGCGCCCGCCGACGTCGGCGATGGGCTCGATCGCGGCGTATGCCTCTTCGCTGTTGGGGAGGTATCCGATTTCGTCCACGACGACGAGGAACACGGACTCGCCACGTCCAGGGTCGCTTGCGGAGGGCAGCGATTCGATGCCGGATTCGTTCGACCAGGTCATCTTGGCCTGGGTGTTTTCGACGCGGACAGGGCCACGTAACTTCATCCACTCCGGCAGGAAGCGATATCCGTACTTGGCTTTCTGAAGGAGTTTCGCCGATTCGCGTTCCGTCTTGGAGATCATGATGACGGCACGGTCCGGGTAGAAAAATGTGAGCCAGAAGCAGTAGGTCGCGATGAGCGTGGAGAACCCAATCTGGCGGGCTTTCAACACGACGACGTATCGCTCGTTGAGCCATGTCTCCACCGTTTCTGCTTGGGCATCCCGGAGGGCGAGAAGGATCTTCCCCCGTTCGGGGTGACGGATGCACCAGTAGTTGGTGCAGAAATATGTGAACCCCTCCATCAGGGCTTCCGGCCCGGCGTCCCAGGCCGGGGCGCAGCGCCGCCACTTCTTCTCCAGCAGCAGCTCGTCGAACGTGACTTCGGCACTCATGGTGTGAGGATGATGCTGATCGAGCCGTAGCCGTACGTGATGTCACCGACCCCGGTGAAGTTGGAGGAAGTGGTGGTCCCGGCGTTGGCGGCCCGTTCCGCACTCCATGCGCCGTAGACACCGGGGGAACCGTTGAGGCGGCGGGTCCATCCGGCCGGGGCGGCCGCGCTGTTCGAGCTGTTGTCGAACGTGAAGGTGATCACTTCCATGCTGTTGTTCGCAGCAACCGTCAAGGCGGGCGAGTTGAAGCTGGCGCTCGTCGAACCGAGCGCCCCGATCCCGGTGGCCCCGGTGTATGCCAGGCAGAACGCCTCGTTGTAGGAGGCTCCGCCACCGGCCACCGTGTAGTTGGCGGGTTCGGAACCGCCCGCGATCTTCCACAGGTAATGGCTGCGGCGGGTCGCCCCACCGAACCCGGTGTAGGTGGCAACGCCGACCGCGGTGAACCCGGTGCAGGCCATCGTCTGGTTGTTGTCGGAGTGGGCGTGGATGAGCAGCAGGTCACCTGATGCGGTCCCGGCCGGTTTGCCGACGCTGACGAGGTCGTTGGGACCGGAGTCGAGGGTGCCGACCGCACGGAACGTGACGGTGCCACCGCCGCCGGATGGCACCTTGTAGCCCGACGCGACGATCCCGGCTTTCATCAGGCCAGGTCGCCGACGACAAGCCAGTTGTCGGTAGCCAACTTGATGAGGGTGGCCGCCGAGTATTGGGCGCGGAACCCGAGCGACGGGGTGGCGTTCACGGTGGTGGTGCCGGGGGTGACCGCGGCGACGGTGACTTTCCCGGCGCCCATCTGGGCGAGGTCGATGGTGGTGCCGACCGGGAACGCGACGCTGGCGTTCGTTGGGACGGACAGGGTGATCGCGGCGGCGTTGGTGAGCGTGATCATCTTCGAGGCGTCGGCGAGCACCAACGTGTAGGTGGTGCCGGTCTGGGCGTTGATGGCGACGGTGACGACCGGAGCGGTCAACGTCTTGTTCGTCAACGTCTGT